TCTTCGGCACAGGCTTCTTCAATCCTCAGATGGCTGATCAGGCGCTGGCCTGCCTGGATATGATGGACTTCGACAGAAAGCAGTTCATTATGCAGAAGATTGCCCAGAACGGCGGTATGTATCAGCAGATGCTTATGATGCAACAGCAGATGCTTCAGATGGCACAGATGATGGATCAGGCAATGGGTACGAACTATGCCCAGCAGTTGGCTGCCAGTTTCGGTGGACAGGCTCCTGCTCCTATGATGGGCGGACAGGCTTCCGGCAATGTAGAGGAGACTGAAGCGTTGGGTGGCAACGAGAAGAGCGAAGCATCCAATACCAAGAAGGCTCGCGAGAGAGTGGCTCAGTCCACAGATCCTACATAAGGGGGTGAGGGAATGATTCAAGCAGAATTCTTTACTAACAAAGAGTCTGGAAGCATCACCCTGAAACTCACAGGCCACGCAGGACAGGCTGAACCGGGCAAGGACATTGTATGTTCGGCTGCTTCTATCCTTGCCTACACAGTGGCTCAGGCTCTCCAGTTTATGTATGAGGAGGGTGGCCTCAAGAAGAAGCCCCACCTCAAACTGGAAAGTGGCGATACCATCATCGTTGCAAAGCCCAAGGAAGACACCTACGCAGAGGCTCTGCACACATTTTTTGTGGCGCAGGTGGGCTACCATCTGCTGGCACACAATTATCCCCAGTATGTCACGCTTGTGTCATTTGGCGACAGTAATGACTAAGCGATGCATAAATAAAAGAATCGTCCACTTTACGGACAGAAAGGACAACTATATGAAATTAAATTCTATCATCCCTATGCTTAATCTCCAGCTCTTTGCAGAAGGAGCCGGTGACGGTGGCACAGCAGAGGGACAGGGCGTAACAGAGGCAGCCGCCTTGCCTCAGACTAAGGGCGAAAAGAATAATCCTCTGGCGAGTGTCAAGTATGGCATTCAGGAGGAAGAAGCACCTGCCGCCGAGGTGCAGACAGAGACCGTAGCACAGCCGGACCGCAATGCCGAGTTCGAGAAACTCATCAAGGGCGAATACAAGGATCTGTACGATGCCAAGATGCAGGACACCATTCAGAAGAGACTCAAGGGTCAAAAGGATACCGTTGACAAGTACAACGCTCTCCAGCCTGTCCTTGAGATTCTGGGCAAGAAGCATGGTGTGGACGCAACAGACATCGAAGCCTTGACGAAAGCCATCGAGGAGGATGACTCCTATTTTGAGGATGAGGCTCTTGAAAGGGGTATGTCGGTTCAGCAACTCAAAGAGGTCAAGAAGATGGAGCGTGAGAACGCTGAACTGAAGGCTCAAATGGAAGAAGCACAGAGACAGGAGAACGGCAAGAAGTTGTATGCCGCCTGGATGCAACAAGCCGATGAAGCCAAGAAGGTTTATCCCTCTTTTGACCTGAGAGCCGAGATGAACAATCCCAAGTTTGTGGATCTGCTCCGAAGCAACATTGATGTGAGAACTGCGTACGAGGTTCTCCACAAGGATGAGATCATTCCTGCGGCAATGCAGTTCACTGCACAGACCGTGGAGTCTAAACTCGCCAAGAAGATTGCTTCCAACGGTGCAAGACCCTCCGAAAACGGGATGGCCTCTCAGAGCGCTGCGGTAGTTAAGAGCGATGTGTCACAGCTCTCCAAAGAAGACCGTGCGGAGATTATCCGCAGAGTACAACGAGGAGAGAAGATCCGTTTCTAACCGCATCTTATCTCCTCTCACGAAAATGAAAAGGAGATAACAACCATGAAAAACTATTTGATTAACCTGCAGTTGTTTGCTAACACTGTACAGACCACTCTGTTGGACGGCCTGTCCGCAGAAATGAAGACCTTCTACGATATGACCCTGATCGATGAGGCACAGGCTGCCCTCGTTCACGACCAGTTCGGCCAGAAGCGTCCTATTCCCAAGAACGGCGGTAAGACCATCGAGTTCCGTAAGTTTGCCGCACTGACCAAGGCACTGACTCCCCTGACCGAAGGTGTGACTCCTGATGGCAAGGGCCTGACTGTCAGCACCATCACCGCAACTGTCAACCAGTACGGTGACTACATCACTCAGTCTGATGTACTGGAGCTGACCTCTCTGGACAACACCATCCTGGAAGCCACCAAGCTGTTGGGCCGTCAGGCAGGTCTGACTCTGGACACCATCGTCCGCAATGTGATGCAGTCCGGCACCAATGTCACCTACTGCCCCAAGGTAGCAGATGGCGTGGAGACCGCTGTCACCTCTCGTGCAGCTCTGGATAATACCTGTCAGCTCACCGTTAAGGTCCTGCAGCAGGTTGTTGCCAAGCTGAGAGCACAGAACGCTCCTACCATCGGCGGCAAGTATGTTGCCATCATCCATCCGTATGTTGCATATGACCTGATGCGTGATCCTGAATGGATCGATGCTCACAAGTATGCTAAGCCTGATAACCTGTACGAAGGCGAAATCGGTGAAGTTGCCGGTGTTCGTTTCGTGCAGACCTCCGAGGCCAAGATCTACGAAGGCGGTGTCTTCGGTACTCTGGTCTTCGGTGAGGGCGCATACGGTGTTACCGAGATCACCGGTGGTGGTTTGCAGACCATCGTCAAGCAGAAGGGTTCTGCCGGTACCGCTGATCCCCTGGATCAGAGAAGCTCCGTGGGCTGGAAGGCCATCAAGACTGCCGAGTTGCTGATTCCTCAGTACCTCGTCCGTGTTGAGTCCAAGTCTGCAACCTTCTCCGATACCGCAACCGCTAACTAAACCTATGAAGGGGGAGGGGTCTTCCCCTCTCCCTTCTCCACTTTAAGGAGGAAATAACTATGGCAGAAGAAAAGAAGACCACAGCTCCCAAGGAGAAGATGGTAAAAATCCGCATCCCCAGAACCAAGGCAGACCAGGAGGATGTATTCGTATCCGTGAATAACAACACCTACGCCATCAAAAGAGGCGTGGAGGTAGAAGTTCCGGACTTTGTGGCTGAAGTAATTCGCCATCAGGAAGAGATGTTGGAGACCATCATGCTCTTCGATGAGGCCCATAAGAAGGGTGAATAAATGGCAAGGGAAGCATCACGCTTCCCTTTCTTTGAACAGGGGGAATACCAATGAAAATCATTGAGGCTATCTATAGAATCGATTCCCTGAAGCACAACACCTATTCCCAGAGTGACAAGGTGGCATGGCTGTCCCGGCTAGATGAAATGGTGAAGAAGAATATCATCGATACCCACGAGGGTGAGGTGACATTCATAGGCTACGATGACGGCACAGACCTTCAGACGGAGCTTCTCATCCCAGCACCCTATGACGAGGTGTATCTGCGGTGGATGGAGGCTCAGATCGATTACCACAACGGCGAGTACGACAAGTACAACAACGCCATCGATATGTATAACACAGCCTACGAAGGCTATCAAAACTACTATAACAGGACTCATATGCCCAAGGGCAAGAAGTTCAAATTCTTTTAAGGAGGGGATGGGATGAAATATCCGAAACTGAGAGTGCTGGAGTCTTCCAGACAGATGGTGGATACCTTTAAAGGCTATAACCACAATCTGCGAATCGGCGATGGGGAATTCTTCGATATGAAGAATATGACCTCCGACCACTATCCCGTCCTCTCCCCAAGAGGCAAAAGAGGCGTTTACGCCTCCCCTGACAGGCCCACAGGGCTGATTGCCAAGGATGCTTTGTGCTATGTAGATGGCAGTAAGTTTGTCATCAACGAGTATGAGATCGATATGGGGCTAAACGATGAGCCAAAGCAGCTCATTTCTATGGGTGCTTATGTCATTATTATGCCGGATATGAAGTGGGTCAACACCATTGACCACGAGTGGGGGTCTATCGATGCACACTTCGATAACAAGGAGTCGGGGCTGGATGTGTCATTCTCTCTGTGTACCATTGACGGTGCCGACTATGATGTGAAGTTTATCCAAGTTGACGAGCCTAAGGAAGAGGAATACCCGGACCTTGAGAATCTTGACCTGTGGATTAACACAAGCAGCAAGCCACACACGCTGAACCAATACTCCAAGTCCAGCAAAACATGGGTACAGGTTCCTACCACATATGTCAAAATATCCTGTCAAGGCATCGGCGCTAATTTTGAACTGTACGATGGCGTGACCATCTCCGGCATCACGGCAGAAGAACTTCAGGATCTGAATGCAACCCATGCTATTTGGGCAAAGGACGATAACTACATCGTGGTGATTGGCCTTTTGGATGCAATCACCAGTCAAGGTGTGGGTGAGGGCGTTATTTCTGTGGACAGAAAGATGCCGAGCGTGGATTACATTATCGAGTCAGGAAACCGCCTGTGGGGCTGTAAGTACGGCGTTGCGAACAACGGAGAAGTGGTCAACGAAATCTATGCATCCAAACTGGGTGACTTCAAGAACTGGAACTGCCTTATGGGATTGTCCACAGACTCCTATACCGCTTCCTGCGGTACGGATGGACAATTCACAGGCGCAATCACCCACCTAGGCTATCCCCTATTCTTTAAGGAAAACTATGTTCACAAGGTATACGGAAATTACCCTGCGAACTTCCAAATACAGACCACAGCCTGCCGAGGGGTGCAGAAGGACTGCCATAAGAGTATGGCCATTGTAAACGAGACACTGTTCTACAAGGCGAGGAGCGGTGTCTGTGCCTACGATGGGTCTTTACCTACCGAGGTGTCCTATGCATTAGGTAACGAGGCATACGGCGATGCTGTGGGTGGCTCACACGGAAATAAGTACTACATTTCTGTGAAGGATGTCAGCGGTGAGCGGCATCTGTTCGTCTATGACGTTTCCAAGGGTATGTGGCACAAGGAGGATGACCTTCAGGTAGATTCATTCTGTTCCTGCCGTGGAGAGTTGTATGCCATCAGCAATGGCAAGATCATCACGATGCTTGGCACTGGCACAAAGGACACAGAAGACGTGGAATGGATGGTGCAGACAGGAGAAATCGGCATAACATCCCCAGATATGAAGTACATTTCCAGAATTACTCTGAGAATGTCTATGGATATCGGTGCAGAGGTGAGGATCTATGCCCAGTATGACTTCAACGAGGATTGGGAGCGCCAGTGTGTACTCACAAGCACGAACCTTCGTAGTTTCTCTATTCCTATTAGACCCAAGCGCTGCGACCATATGAAGCTCCGCATCGAGGGTATGGGTAATGCAAAGATCTATTCCATCACCAAAACCATTGAGCAAGGAAGTGAGTTGTCATGAGCATAGATATCCGATTTCCTAATATCACAGCTCCTACCGATGCTGGTAAACTCCAACAACTACAGAGTTATATGCGCCAACTCGTGGAGCAACTCAACTGGGCATTAAACAACATTGACATCACAGTCGGTGAGAATAATGCAAACCCGGTAAAGATCAACTCAGCCGCGGCCGCCACCAAGGATGACCCCATCAGCAACTTCAACAGCATCAAGGGCCTTATCATCAAGTCCGCTGACATTGTCAATGCATACTACGAGGAGATTAATAACCTCATTAAACTCAGCGGTGAATATGTGGCACAAAGTGATTTTGGCACATTTCAGGAGGGTACGTTAAACGAGATCTCTGCCACAAATCAAAAGATTCAGCAGGATTTGGTTAGCAAGCAGACCATTTTCGATGAGAACGGATATATAAAGAAAGAGCTTATGGTCAATGGCCATATATATTCCGGCATCATCGAGTATGCCAAAAGCGGAGAGGCCATCATAGGCATTGAGATAGGACAAACCACTTCGGACGAAAATGGCACCGAGACCTTTAAAAAGTTTGCAAGGTTTACCGCAGACATGCTGGCCTTCTATGATCCAAAGGCTTCTTCTAAAGATGAGCCTATTGCATATATCAGCGGATACAATCTGCACATAACCAATGTGAACATAAAAGGAAACTTCAGGGAAGGTGGCTATATGGACATCATCGATGCTGACGGCGGCATAGTTACAAAGTGGGCAGGAGGTGCGTAAATGACTACGCTTAACAGTGCATATCAATACATCGGCAGGTCTTCCGTTATGACTTCGACCGATGGCAGCCTATCATATTATCTGTTGCTTTATGCCAAAACCGCACCCAACCAAGCAACTGGTATTCATACTGTAACGATCAAGTCTGTTTTGGCATCCACGACAACCAATGCGACCTACTTTTTCTACACGCAAGCACATAACGGAAAAATAAACGGAGCAAATGCTTTTTCAGGAACAGACAAACCATCAGACCCCTGGGAACTTTCCAATTTTACCGCAGGTGGAGTTACCTATAAAACAGGCACATTGCTTGGCGAGGGCAGTGTCAATGTGGACTGCACCAACGGACAGGCAAACGATATTAATATATCTTGCTATTATGCCTTTAACGACACAGCAGATAGTTACACTCCGGCGAAGGGAACAAATAGAACCGTTAGTGTTACAGTAACACTTCCGATGATTGCCAGTGCATCTACTATCACAACGGCAGCAGATGTAACACTTGGGAACAACTGTAGTGTGACTTGGACACCGAAGTCGGCATCCTTCCGCTACAGACTGAAGTTTGAGATTGGAGGTTGGAGTAGTGGTCTTACCGGGATAATCCACCCCAACAGAACCAGTGCTTACCCCTACAACGGATATCGCATCCCTATTGATGTGGCAAATCAATTCAAAACGAGAACAGGCACGATGACAGTCACGCTGTACACCTATTCGGACAGCAATGCTACTGTCGCAGTCGGATCGCCAGATTCCAAGACATTCACCGTTACTGTTCCTGATACTGCGGCAACTAAGCCTACGGTAAGTATGGTCCTTGCCCCTCTCAGCACACTCGGCGCACCGTTTAACGGTCTGTACCTCCAAAGTAAAACCAGAGTGTCGGCTACGCTGAATGCCGAAACCAAGTATGGTGCAGATATTAAGACATCAAGCATCACTGTGGAAGGCACCGCCTATGGCTATCCATATAAGTCTGGCCTCTTAGCGCAAGTAGGAACCCAGACCATTAGAGGCTCTGTGATGGACTCCAGAGACCACGAAGGGTTCTACGAAAGCAAGATAACCGTAATCCCCTACAGCAAGCCTAAGATACAGGCTGTGTCCGGGGAGAACAATGTCGTAGCCGCAAGGTGCGGTGAGGACGGCAAACTGGACAGTTCCGGCAAATATTTGCAGATCAAGGCGCAGATAGCCTATGAAAAGGTCATAGCCAACGGTGTGCAGAACAACTTCGGCAAAATCCAATACAGATACAGAGCAGAAGGCGGCACATGGTCTGACAAATGGGAAACGATTCTGGACACCAAGACCTCCGCAAGCGAAGAGGTAGTCACAGAGCCACTGCTGAACGGAGCATTATCCGTAAAGATCAACTATCAGGTGCAGGTCAGAGCCATAGATGACATTGACCACTCTGAGCCGATAACGCTATCCGTACCGAGTGAAAATGTGTATATGGACAGGCCTGCCGGTGGCAAGAGTATGGGTCTTGGTGGATACTCAACAGGAGCAGACAAACTCGACATCTACTGGAAGACAGTGGCTAGAGGCGGTCTCTTTTTGCTTGATGCGGAAGGCAACGAGATCGATGCTGGCTGGATACGACACGCACGAGACTACATTATAGAACAAGGAACAACAAACGATGGGTGGTTTTACAGGAAGTGGGCAAGCGGCAGAGCAGAATGCTGGGGTACACCCACCATTCAGTCGGGTGTGTGGAATGGCGCTAACGGCTTGTATTACACCACAAAACCAGTCCCATTACCGACAAAATTCTTTGCAGCATTGCCCAACGCAATTGTGGCTGTCAAATATGCAAGCGGTGGATGTGTAGCACCTGCCACAACGAGAGTCAGCAGCGAAACGCAACTGGATGTGTCGTTTGCGCGATTTTATGGTGGCACGGATGATATTGCCCTTGTTCTGTCCGTCTACGCATACGGCAGCTGGAAATAAGAAAGATTTAAGGAGGAATAGATTATGGCTTATAACGGAAAAGAAATCCAAGAACAACTCAACAAGCATGGCTATAACCTGGCACAGACCGAAATCAAAGCTCCCATTTTTGATTACGCACAAAGCAAAGGGGTAAAACAGAACTGGGAAAATTATAACAATATTAAATCGCAGACACCCGGTGAGGCCGACAAGACTTGGTTTAATAAACTCATTGATACCTGGAATCAGATTGATAACCGAGAGAAGTTTTCCTACGACATGAATGGTGATGCCCTGTATCAGCAGTACAAAGACCAGTACACCACGCAAGGCAAACTGGCTATGATGGACACTATGGGTCAGGCACAGGCAGCAACCGGCGGCTACGGAAACTCCTATGCACAGTCTGTAGGTCAGCAGGCATATCAGGGTTATTTGCAACGGCTCAACGATAAAGTGCCTGAGTTGTATAAACTGGCTCTTGATCAGTATAACCAGGAGGGTCAGGACCTTTATAACAAGGCAGGCCTGCTGTACCAGATGGATGAGTCGGTGTACAACAAAAACCAGGCCGAGTGGGACAAATACTACAAAAACCTGGGTCTGGCATTCGATGAAGCCAAACATGCAGATGACACAGAGTATGGCAGAGCATTGGATAAATTCAACATCGACTATGACTCATACCGTGATTCCGTGTCTGATGATCAGTGGAATAAGTCCTTCCAATATCAAAAGGAGCAGGATGCGATTGCCAATGAATGGAAGCAAAAGGAATATGATGAGGCGATTCGTCAGTTTGATGAAGACCAGAGGCTGCAAATGTATAAGGCTGGTGTTGAGGTTGACAAAGATGGTAATTACTACACCGCTGACCCCGGCTGGGATACCAAAAAGATTAAGGCTTTCCAAGAAGAGTTTGGACTAAAGGTTGATGGCATTTGGGGGCCTGAAACTGCGGCAAAATACACGCAGTTCCCTAATTGGGAAAAGTACGAGACTACCACCTATGATGAGGTCATCTCTGATCTCAACCTGTATGTTGCAGCAAACTCTAACAAAGATAAGTCTAAGACCGCTTCTGAAATCAAAGCATTTTTAAAAGATGAGCTTACTCGAGGCAACATTACAAACGAAGAGTACAACAGATTGTATAGCTTGTACGCAGTTCCCGGATCGTTTTAAAAGGGGGAAAACAAATGAGTTCTTATCAGAGCAAAAGTCTTTTACAGGCTAAATTGGATGAGCTTGGCGTCAAGAGAAATTCTGGCAACAGAAAAACAACGCAGAAAACATCTAACCAGAAAAGTTTGCTCCAACAGGCAGTCGAAGAGTACAAATCTACAAACAAGGTTGACCTTGCGTATGTAGAAAACTATTTTAAGGACGCCGAGAAATACCTAACTAGCGCAGGAGATTCTTATGGCGAAATGAAAACCTCCACTAGCGCATCCATTTACAATCAAAGGAAAGCTGAGGCTGACGATCTTCGTGCAAAGAGTTTCAACATTAGCAAGTATCTTGATGATAACAGAAGCGCTATCGGAGAGGAAAACTACAAAGAATTAAAGAACAAAGTAGAAAGCGTTAAGTCCGCAATTGGAAACGCTGTCTACAGTTTCTACAACGCAAACGATTACTACTCTCGGTGGAAATCTGATGATCACTATTTCAAGAATGCTCAAGGCGCAAGAAATGACCGCTTGAAATGGTATGATGAGCAGAAGGCCAAGGTTGCCGAGTTGGAAAACGAGTATAAAACCGCCAACTCCGACAGAAAAAAAGAGATTACTGCTGAGATGGATTCCATTAACGCAGAACTCCGTCAGTATGAGCATAGTGAGAACGGTTGGACGAACAAAAAACTGGATGACTACTATGGCATCACTGAAAACGAGGACTTCGCAACCGGCTCTGCTAACCGCACCTTTGAAAACCCCAGCAGAGAAAACCTCGATCTCTTTACCGCTATGATGGATACATCCCAGTGGTATTGGGACGCAGACGGAAACCGTTATGATGCCCTTGGCAATTTGGTCTATAAGGCCGGTGAGGCTCAAACCGATGAGCGCAATGTGGTGATCCATCCCTTGGCAAACGATGAGCGTTTCGCCGTGCAAGACCGCTATGGTATGTGGAAAAACGCGACTGAGGAGGAGCGCAGAGAGGCTTCCGCAGTTCGTGAATGGTCAGACGGTTACGACACTTGGTCAAACGCAGTCCTTGCCGGTGATGAATACTTTTGGGATAGACTTACTGAAAAAGAAGTCAGTATCTACTACTACCTGCTCAACACACAAGGCTCGGATGCGGCTTCTGCCTTCCTCGATGATATGGAGGTAGTACTTGCTCAGAGAGAGACTGGAGCAAACAACCAAGAGTGGACAGAGCGCTATGACGAGTCTGGCTTCCTTGGCAAGGTCTTTATGAACGCGGCATCTGTTCCGGCAAGTGTTTTCGGCGGCGCTCTTGCGTGGATTGATGACTCTGCGCGTGAACTGAGGGGAGAAGAAATCAACCCTTACAACGGCTCCCACAGTCTTATGCATTACTCAAACACTGTCCGTGGATTGACTGCTGAAGACCTTGATGAAACCGGGTTTAAAATTCCTGTTATCGGCTTCTCGCTCGGTGATATTTATCAGGTCGGTATGTCCAGACTTGATTCTGCACTTTCTACAGCTATGTTCGGTGGCATAGGTACTGTCTTTCTCGGTACAGGAGCTGCCGCAAACGAGGCGTACAGACTGTACCAACAGGGTGCATCAGAGGAGCAGATCACTTTGGGTGCGTTTGCAGCAGGCGCTGCGGAGACCGTGTTTGAGTATGCCTCCTTTGACAAACTGATCAAGATGAAAGATGTCAAGACGGCTGGCCAGTGGGTAAAGAGCGCACTGATTCAAGGCGGCATTGAATCATACGAAGAAGGCTTTACCGAGATTTCCAACATCCTCACAAACGCCATCATTATGAGAGGCGAGTCCGACTGGGCAGATCTAGTTGTGCAAAATGGTGGTAGTGAAAAAGGTGCATTTTGGGATGCAACCATGCAGACAATTCAGTCTATGTTCGGCGGCTTCCTTGGCGGTGTTGGTGCAGGCATTACGCAGGGCGGTAAGTCCTATTTCGCAAACCAAGCGAAGGTCACCAACACAGGCAGAACAATAATGGGTGCTGACGGCGGTGTGGATGCGCTGAAAGCCCTTGCCGATGAAGTTGCAGGTGTCTCCAATGACAAGACAAAGAAGGCCATCACCAAGCAGGCAGGGAAAGTGTCCGGCGATATTGCTACCGGCAAGAACATTGTCGGCAAGGCTGCCGCCGCAGTCAAAAACACTGTCAACGCTAACAAGACCGGCAGATTGTATGGCGCAGTTCAGGATGCCAACAACCTTGCCAATGCGCCCAAAAACAAGGCTGACATCGTAAAGAGCCTGGAGAGAAACGGCGTTTACTCCGAAACGGCAGAAGATATTGCTGATGCACTCGTTGCAAAGTACAACGGTCAGGATCTCACCAGAGCGCAAGAAAAACTCCTTGAGGCAGTTGAGAATGACAAGGATGTGCAGGATGCCATCAGAGGTATCGTCAACAACCAGCAGTCCACTATGGGACAGCGTAGCAAGAATATCCGCGACTTCAACAGTGATGTTGAGGTAGGAGTTAAGGCAGGAGTCGTCTCAAAAGTGACAGGTGTGAGCCTGGATGTGGCGAAGGAATATGTGAAGGGCAATCAAAATGCCATAAAGGAAAGTTTTGCAGAGAGCCGCTACGAGGTTTCTGCGGATGGCAAGACCATCGATAAAGATGGAAACATCATTAATGTCATTGGCATTGAGTCCGTTAAGGACGGCAAGATTATGCTCAAGACCGAGAATGGCACGATTGATGCCAGCGAGGTTTCCTTTGCAACTGAAGACGAGGCTTTTGTGTACTCTGCCATTTCCAATATGGATGTCAGCGCGGAGTCTGCTTGGGCGCTCGTCAAAGGCTTCAACAAGGCTGATGGTGTATCTGCACGACTGTATGCCATCGATATTCCTTTGGCATACAAGTACGGTAAACTCAACTATAAAGCCGGTTTGCAGAACCTGTCCCTAACACCTAGCCAGAGTGCTACAGCATTCCAGATGGGCAGATCCGATGCTGCCGTTGAGGCTACCGAACAGGCAAGCACCGAGGGTACTCTTAGCGAGAAAAACGCAGATAAGAAGATTATCTTTGAAGGCTTTACCTACAACGAGAAGACTGCAAAGGAAAATCAAAAAGCATCTATGGCTGCCATCGATATGATCAGCAAGATGTCCAACCTCGAAATCCATGTATACAAGTCCTATAAGAAGAAGGGCAACTACTATGCTATGGTTAACGGCAAGGAGAGGCTTGCACCCAACGGCTACTTCGCCGATGGCAACAAGGTCTACATCGATATCAACGCTGGTAACCAAGGTGAGGGCTTGATGCTCTACACCCTGTCCCACGAGATTGGCCACTACATCGCCAAGTGGAATGCACAGGACTTCAAGGCTATCAGCGACTTCCTGTTTGAGCATTACGGTGAGAATGTTCCTATCTATGACCTGCTTGAGGCTCAGAAGAACAAACTCAAGAAGAGCTATAAAGCAGACGGCAAACAGATTCCGGGTGAGGCTCAACTTGAGAAAGAGGCACACGAGGAACTGGTATGCGATATGCTCTCCAGAATGTTGGCAGATAAGAATGCCTACCACAAACTGATGGAGCTGAAGCAACAGGATCTTAATGCATTCCAAAAACTTGGTCAGGCCATCAAGAATGCGCTGGAGAAACTGGCAAAAGCTCTGGGCATCTATGATACCCTGAACCCCGACTTCCTGTATGCCGCCAGCAAGGAGAATATCGGTGAGGAGGCGTTTAGACAGCTTCAGAATCTGTACATCAAGGCATTCGTGCAGGCAGATGCGAACTTCCAGGCGACAGAAAAAAACACCACCGAGGATGGTGGTGTGGAAGAAATCAAAGAGAGCATAAGACGAACTCAAAAAATGTCTTTGACAGAGCAACTTTCTGCATACTATAGCAAAGATCCAAGCAAACGGTTTAAACAAAGTGATGCTTTCTATTTTGGAGTTACGCCTGACATACTTTCCAAAAGTAATTTGGATGCCAATCCTCTTGCAATGGGACAAGACGATTTCAAAAAAAGCACGGCTGACAAGCACAATATTCCCAGAAGAGTTCTGAAAAACCTGCATAAAGATATTTCTGATCCTGTGTTTTCCTTTACGGCCGGCAAGCAGTCGGCAATTATGACTAAAGATATCGATGGTGACGGAAAGCCCCTTGTGGTGGCAATACACGGCGGACGCACTATGGATAGACTCCCAATAAACAGGATTGCCAGCATCTACGGTGTTGATGATATGGCAGATTGGGTGGGGAAACAAATCAAAGGCGGCTGTAAGTTCCGTGTGTATGACATAGGAAAAGCCAACGCTATGCTCCAGACTCATGGCTACTTGGCCGCAGTGGGAACACAAAGCGATGGCTTCTGGGACATCATAACAGAAAAAAAGACTGGTGTCAATACCGAATCTGTCGAGGCAATGGATGTGGAAGTGGATACGAATACAGAATCCGTTGCTCCGAATGTAATGAAATCCGAGCGCACCTGGACAGAGTCCGACTATGTACAGGAGCGTGAGCAGGCAGCAAAGGAAATCGCCAAGGCCATAGGTGTGTCCGTCAAAAAGGCAAAGGCTTATATCGATTCCGTAAACAGCATCGCCAAGATGATCGCAGAGGATAGAGTGAGACTGGATTACTTCTCCAGCCCCGGAAGATCCTCCTTTGTAGGTAATGTGGAATACGGTGGTAGCTTTGACTTCTCCACGCTGTGTAAGAAGCGCAGACTCCTGACCGGCACATTCACCGCAATCCAGAAGGCACTGCCCAACACCGCACTGACAGCCGATGAGATCCTCGACATCCGCAACCGCATGAAGGAAGCAGGTCTTGAGGTAAGTTGCGGCCTGTGCTATGTGGAAGGCTCCAGAGCCAATATGGGACAGTTCGCAAAGGAATTCCTTCGTCTGTACAAGCAGTATTACCCGGATGAATGGCAACCCAATATGGCTGATGTGAACACTCCTGATGGTATTGAGTGGGTGAGAATCAATCACCCTGAATGCTACGAGCAGTACGAATACTTCTGGAATCACTACGGCACCCTGAAGCCGGGTGACAAAAACCTGTTTGCATCTCAGCAAAAACCGAAGTTGTACCAACTCCACACAGAGTACAAGGGAGAGATCCTTGAGAAGTTCAATGACGATGAAAATGTGGAAGAGAAGAACATCAACGGCGGCATCCGCCTTCAAAGTTTCTCCGACTTTGAGATCGTCCATCTCATTGACACGATGCAGATCATTATGGATATGTCCAGAGTTGGTCTTGCTGGTCAGGCATACACAAAGGTGCCGGACTTTGCTTGGGCATTGGGTGATACTGGGCTGAAGATCAATCTATCCCTGATTGCAAAGGGCGTGGACGAGAATGGCAAACTCATCTTTGATGATGTGGAGGGTATGCCGATTGCTGAGGCAATGAAGTTGCGCGACCGCTACTCCCAGAATGTTGGTACTATCCTCGTTGCCTTCAATGATGAACAGCTTCTTGCTGCAATGGCTGATGACCGAGTGGACTTTATTATTCCATTCCACAGAAGCCAGTGGAAAAAGTCTCAATATGAGGCAATGGGTCTTCCTGCAAAGACCAAGGACTACACCTATATGCAGAATGAGAAGTTCATCAAGCCCCAGTATCACGAGTACAGAGGCAGAATGGTTCAGGACAAGGCTACCAACTATATGCCCAATGAGTATTGGGACTTTTCCAAGAGTGGCAAGGAAAATGCGGAGGCTTATCTGGAGATGTGTGCCAGAAATAATAAGCGACCCAAGTTCTACAAGCTACTCCAGAACAATGGTGACGGCTCTTACTCCCTGAAGGCAGACGGCTCTACCGATGGCTACTGGAAACTGCTGATCGACTTCAAGATGTACGATAACGATGGCAATGGCAGTCCTCAGATGCCTGTTAAACCTGATTTCAATATGGACGAGGCACAGAGAATGCTGAACGACTACCAAGGTGGCCATAGCAACTTCCCTGTTGCATATGGCATTGTTGATGAATTCGTGCAGGAGTATAAGCAGGAACACAACGGAGCGAAGTTCTCCGACAGAGATTTTACCTATAAGGAGTTAACGGCAAAGAATCCCCTACAGGGCAGAATCATTGATAAAAAACGCACGGTGAAGATCACAAGCGATGGCTCCATTGATAGAGAATGGGTTGTTTCTGAAGTGTTAAAGCAATGTGAGTCTATGCAGACCAAAGCTCCTGCTCCCACATACTTCGTGAATGTGCCAGACATTGGGAAGAATGTGGAGATTGTTGGTGATGCTATCAGGCACGGATTCATAAAGTTCCAGCCCAAGAATGGAAAGCCGGTTCCCCCAAGATCACTTCTTAATGCAAGGGTATCTCTTGACCTTCCGCATATACTGAGAAACTCCATAGAAGTGAATAGATCCGATAGAGGGGACAACGCTCAGGTGGAGTTTTCTCATATACTTATCGGTGTAACAGCGCTGGAGTCTTCAAATGGAGCGACTGAGTATTGTGTTGTGAGATCTGTTGTCGAGGCGAGAAAGAACCAAGGTGCAATTCTTACCGAGGCGAACGTCATCGGCAAACTTCATGCTATAAACGCAAAAAAAATAGGAAAGCCTCGAGTTCAGGCTGGCACTAATAGTACCAACGCCCTTGCAGGTAGCTCCCTATTTGCCTACAGTGTAGCAGACTTGCTAAATGATGTCAAGTATGAATTTGATGACACTTTCTCCAACGATGTGTACAAGCATTTTGGTATGACGAGAAAGGGTAATGAGTTCTCCAAGTTCCTTAAGTTCTCTGACCGGGACACTGACTCCGTCTCCAACAGATCGCTGCTGGCAAATGCCTTTGAAGGCTTGGCCCAGAACGAGATCGAAAGGAATAAGATTCAGGAGTACAAGGGCAAGATTGACCTCATCAATGCCGAGGAGAAGAAACTCAGCGAACTGAATGAAAAGATCAAGGAACTGTCCTTCTCCAAGGGACCGAGGGATACCAAGAAGATTCGGGACCTTCAGTTTAAGGCAAGACAGACCGCCAATCGCATCAATACCTATGACAAGCAGTTACTTCGTTTGGAGGCATCCAAGCCTTTGCAGGATGTTCTGGCCAGAGAAAAGCAGAAGGCCTATAAGAAAGCCGAGCAGAGAGGTAAGGATGCTCTGAATGCCTACAAGGAAAAGGCAGCCAAGACCCAAAGAGAGTTGCTTGAAAGATGGCAGGAGTCTCGCAAGAAGGGCATCGAGAGCCGAGAGAAGACCGCTATGAAGCACAATATCCAACGAGTTGTTGGAGAACTGAATCAGCTTCTTCTAAACGGAGACAAGACTCGCCATGTGCCTGAGAACCTGAAAAAGGCTGTGGCTGATGCATTGGCTCTGGTGAATATGGATACTGTGGGCGCTGAAGAGAGAGCTGCCAAGTATGCCGCGCTGATTGCCAAGGAAACTGACCCTGATAAGATCGATGCCTACACCGTTACGATGGAGAACATCCTTCGTCAGGGCGAGAAGATGGGGCAGAGACTGAAGGACCTGCGCGACGCCTATGAGGAGATCCAAAACTCCGATGACCCGGACATCGCCAATGCCTACGACCCTGTGATTGCTGCCAGCCTTAAGGAACTGTCACAGTCTATTGGCAACACCTCCCTCAGGAATATGACTATCGAGCAACTCTCTGATGTGTACGATATGTACAAGATGGTGCTTACCAGAGTCAGAGATGCTAACAAATCCTTCCTGAATGACAAGAAGGAAGCCATCAGCAGTCTGGCATCCAGAGTTGTGGGAGAGGTAAAGAAGGTCGGTGGTGAGCATAAGTATCGTGCAGCTTTTCTTGACTTTGTCAGGAAGTTTGGTTGGGACAACCTGAAACCTGTGTATGCCTTTGAGCATCTCGGTTCTTCGACCCTAAAAGATGCCTTCAATAATGTGCGAGCCGGTGAGGATGTCTGGGCTGTAGATGTCACCGAGGCAAGGAAGTACTATCTGGACAAGTCCAAGAAGTATGGCTATGACTCCTGGGACTTCAAAAAGAAGCACCGCTTTGAGTCTGCTTCCGATCTTGAGTTTGAACTGACGCTTGACCAAATCCTGTCCCTGTATGCGTACTCTAAGCGTGAGCAGTCTCTCGACCACCTGAGGCTTGGCGGTTTCGTGTTCGACAGCAACATCGAGACCTACAAGGAGCAGGGCAGCAAACTCATCAAGTACAAGGTCAACACCGCCGATGCACACCAGATTACACCTGAGATTCTGGCAAACATCACAGGCTTGCTTACCAACGAGCAGAAGGCCTTCGTGGATGAGATGCAGGACTACCTCTCCACTGTTATGGGTGCGAAGGGCAACGAGGTCACGATGCAGATGTACGGTGTGAAGTTGTTCAAGGAGAAATTCTACTTCCCCCTGAAATCTGCAAAGCAGTTTATGTTTGAGCAGAACGAGGTGTCCGGCGAGGTCAGGATCAAGAACTCTGGCTTCACGAACAAGGTGGTGGCAAAGGCAAATAACCCTGTCATTCTGAACAACTTTATGGATGTATGGGCAGGCCATGTAAATGATATGTCTATGTACCACGCCTTCGTGCTTCCGCTGGAGGATTTCAACAGGATCTTCAACTATAACAGTCCGAAGCAAGATGGTGTGCCTTCTGTATCCGTAAAGGGAACCATCCAAAACGCATACAGCCCTGCTGCGGTGAACTATGTCAGACAGCTCATCACAGACCTGAACGGCGGTGCAAGAAGTGATTCCACCACAGGCATTATCAACAAGATGATCGGCCTGTTCAAGAAGGGTTCTGTATTTGCCTCTCTGTCTGTTGTAGTGCAACAGCCCTCCGCAATCGCAAGAGCTGCCGCCTTGGTGGATACCAAGTACTTCATCGGCCCCAAAGTCGACCACAAGCGCCACAAGGCCCTGTGGGATGAGGTTAAGCAGTATGCACCTGTGGCAATCATCAAGGAGATGGGTTACTTCGATACCAATATGGGCAAGTCCACGCAGGACTTTATCACAGGCAAGGAGTATTCCGGCTTCAAGGATAAGATGAAGGCACTGGTGGTTGATGGTAATTACCGAGACGAGGTGCTTTCCAAGGCTCCTGCGTTGGCTGATGAGATCGCCTGGTGTGGCATCTGGGAAGCTGTTAAGCGTGAGACCAAGGCAAAGAATCCTGAAATGGATGTCAAGTCTGAGGCTTTCTTGAAGATGGCAGGCGAGAGATTCACCGAGGTTATCACCAAGACTCAGGTATACGACTCAGTACTTTCCAGAAGCGGTATGATGCGCTCTAAGGACACTGGTATGAAAATGGCTACAGCGTTTATGGCCGAGCCTACCACCAGTATTAATATGATTGCTGACGCTTTGCTGCAGGGCAAGCGTGGCAACAAGAAGTATGCCGCGTCTGCCGTTGGCGCTGTCATCGCATCGCAGATCCTCAACTCCATCCTGGTATCTTTCGTGTACGCAGGTAGAGATGACGATGAGGAAGAAACCTATCTGGAGAAGTACATCGGCACTCTTACAGGAGAGATGCTCGACAGTCTGAATCCTGCAACCTATATCCCCTTCATAAAGGATATCGTGTCCATTGTGCAAGGCTATGATGTAGAGCGAAGCGATATGGCTGTTGTCAGCGACCTGTGGAAGTCTGTAGAGAGCCTGAGCAAGGATAATGTATCCGCATATCGCAAGGTGGAAGGCTTCGCAGGCTCCATCGCTCAGATCTTCGGTCTGCCGGTCAAGAACATTATGCGAGATGCTCGTGGTATCTGTCAAACCATTATGTCCTTCATGAAAGGTGAACAGACCACCGGCGCAGGCATTGGATACGCCGTAAAATCTGCGCTGCCTGAATGGATTGGTGGTGGCGATGTTTCCAACAAGCAACAGCTCTACGAGGCCTACCTGAGCGGTGATTCCGAACAACTTGCCAGAGTGCAGAGCAGATTTGAGGATCAGAGTGCCATCAACGCCGCAATGCGTTCTGCGATTAAGGAGCATTATACGGAGGGAGAGATCGACTTCCATACTGCTGAGCAGTACCTAATTGACTTCGGTGGTATGGAAGATGACGACGCATACTGGAAGGTAGAGGAATGGAAGTACGAAAGTGAGTCTGGAGAAGACTTCAAAAAGTACAACGACTTCTACGAAGCGGTCCAGACAGGCAAGAACCTGAAGGCGGTCATCCAGAAGTACACCGACAACGGAGTCGACAAAAAGACTCTTGCTTCCCAAATCACATTTTACTTCAAACCTTTGTACAGGGAGATGTCCAATACCGAGAGAGCAGCTATAAAAGGCTACCTCTTAAACGCGTATCAGTTGCTTGGATATAACAGAAGTGAAAAGTCCAAGGATATCGATAAGTGGCTTAAGGACTGATCCGAAGCATAACTGGGGGGGCTACCTACAGCTCCCCCCTTTATGTTATCTTACAATCAACTACAATGTTTTTTATGGAGGTGGGAACTATGATGCAGGGCGATTCCTATGGTCTGGAAATTGATATTTTGAACGCCGATGGCCAGACCATTACTTCTGCGGATGTTTCCGATGTTGAGATCACCATTGGTTCGCTTAGAAAGACATATGCGGAAGGCGAGGTTACTTTCGAGGCAGGGAAGTGGAAATTCCCGCTGTCTCAGACGGAGACATTTAAGATGCTCCCGGCGAAGGTGAAGGTTCAACTCCGTGTAAAGTGGCCCAATGGCGAGGTTGAGGGATGTGATCTTGGATACAAAAACATCCAAGAAAGCATCAGTAAGGAGGTGCTGTAATGGCTATTACAGCGAAAATGACAGAGAGGGCATACCTGAAGGCCAGAATGCAGGGGCCTTCCGGTGGGATGGCGGTTCGACTTACCGAGATTGCTCTTCCTGCCTCTGCCTGGGTTGGCACAGAGAGTCCCTATTCGCAGGTCGTAGCTGTTGAGAATACTTCCCCTTACAGTTTAGTTGATCTGCAGCCGAGCGTGGAACAGCTTACAATATTCCATGAAAAGGTCCTGGCCTTTGTTACGGAAAACGAGGACGGAGTCATCACGGTATTCGCTATCGGCGATAAACCTACAAACGACTATACGATTCAGGCAACGGTAATGGAGGTGAAAGCATGAAGATACGAGGAAATACCGTAGGCGCTCCAATGCTTAGACCGGACTGGAATCAAACAGATCCAAGGAAATCAGACTATATCAAGAATAAGCCTGATATAAATAGCTTTTGTAAAAAGAATCCGGTCTACACTGCCACGCCTGATACATTGGCAGATGTAATAAAGTCTGCTGAGGCTGGCGCAGTTATTCAACTTACTCCCGGCGAGTACGGCAGAATCGACCTGCACGGGCAGAATGCATATCCTGAAAACTGTGCCATTATCGGTTGCGAAGGCGCTACTGTTGATGGCGTGTCCATTACTAGTGGTGTTTTAAGTAGCGATATTATTAAAGAAGGCAGTAGTGATATTACAAACGCTATTTTACCAAGTGGTTTAACTTTTATAAGGGTTACCTTTAGTAACGCTTTTTCTCTGCGCAATGCGCGAGTTGATAATCTAACCATTAAAGATTGTACTTTTGAGAGTTGTAATATATACATCACTCCAGAGTGTTTTAGTGATTCTTATGGTAACGACTTAGGCTCTGGTAACACTTCTTCATATAGATATCCTCATGCACATCTAAAGCAAAAGAATTTAATAATTTCAAATTGTATTTTTAATAATGCAGAAGGGTATCAGAACGCTGTAAAAACTAGTGTCGCAAGCGGTATCCATGTTATTGGTGTAGAAAATGTAACTGTAAGTGGTAATACCATTACAGGAGCCTTGGATGCACAAGGGGCAGCAAAGATTTACGATGGTATCCAAGTCGGCGGCTATCAAACTTCTCCTTTCTATGTTTACTCCTATGGCGATACTAAGGTTACAATGAATACTATTACCAACTGTAATAGTCGTGGTATCAATGTACACAGTATTAATACAGGTAATGTAACTGTTGCAAGTAATAAACTATTCAATACCGACAATCAAAGGGATGAAACAATTATTGTCCGTAATAGTGAAAATGTTACAGTAAACTGGACTATTAACGGAGTTGTTGAAAATACTTGGGATGGCAGA